CTCTTGGAGAAATACTAGAAGAATACGGCTTATGGGTTTTATTTCAGTGAATTAAATACCCATAGATGACCTCGTAGCTCAGTTGGATAGAGCAACAGCCTTCTAAGCTGTGGGCCGTAGGTTCGAATCCTACCGGGGTTACATGGCCGGATGGTGAAACTGGTATACACGACAGACTTAAAATCTGTTGAACCGAAGGGTTCGTGCGGGTTCGATTCCCGCTCCGGCTACATTAGTTCCTGATCAGAAATCGAAGACATAGATGGGTTAAATCCTTCTATCTAAATCGTAGGTTAGCACAGTTTGTAAGTTCTGGGGGTATTATAAAAACTTACTCTTGCTTCTGTAGCTCAATTGGTAGAGCAACTGATTTGTACTCAGTAGGTTGAGGGTTCGACTCCTTTCAGAAGCTCCATGTGAGGGCAGCAATGTTTTTGTTTATGTTCTTTGAAACCTTTAAAACCAAAGCTAATGTTTAGAAAACTTGGATTATTCTTTTTGTCTATGGCTGGAGACCCAAAACTCTGGATTGTAATAATAAACAAAGAGGCAGTTATTGGGACATTTAATGTCGAAGAAGCTATTGAATTTGCGAATCATTACAATACTCGCAAAGGAAAAGAAGAAGCTAGTGTATCTAAGTTAGAAATCTTATTTACATGAATGCTATCAGTCCGTGGATTTACCTAGGAATCCCAAATCTTATCAGACCCTATGCACTCAAGTATTACATCCCAGATGTTAGTACAATTGACGGAATCGTTAAATGTACAGCACAGGCTTTTGAAGTCGAACCTGAGCAGATATACAGCAAGAATCGAAGATCTAAAGTATCTCTCGCAAGGCACGCAGCTATCAAGATTATCAGAGACAGACTCAAAGTAACATTTGCAGAAATCTCTAAGCATTTAGGAGACAGGCATCATGCTACTATCCTACATAGCTATAAACAAGCTAATGATTTAGAAGCTGCATATCCCCCATTCAAAGCCAAATACGCTAAGGCATTAAAACTTGTCGAAGAAAACATAACAATCATTTACCGTGACACTACTTATAGAGATTTGGGAGACCTCGTTCAAGATTGAATACGAGTTTATCCCTGGGTACAGAGAGACCAACGATTATCCTTCAGAGAATGATCATGTATCTATTCTAGAAGTATATCTAATGGATCCTGTTACAGATAAGATGGTTGAAGTAGACATACTCCCCATCTTAAATGCAAAGTTTAAAGAGATGATTGAGAATGAAATCAAGCTTGAACATGGAAATAAATTTGATGATTGGGAAGATTATAAAGATGACTAATTAATGGATATATTACAGATCAAAGATCAAGAGCAGCGTAATGCCCTAAATAGTTGGGCTAAGGCTGGATTTGTTGGGAGTATCATTGCAGGAACTGGATTTGGGAAATCAAGATGTGGAGTATTAGCTATTGGGAAACTTCTTCAAGAGTCTCAAAGAGCTTTAGTCCTAGTCCCCACTGTACAACTACAGTCTCAGTTTGCTGAGGAGTTTAAGAAATGGGGATTTGAGAATGTTCTAGCTCAAACAACTATTATGTGCTATCAATCTGCACACAAATTAGTTGGGGAGCATTTTGACATCACAGTTTGTGATGAAGTACATCTTGGATTAAGCCCTGTCTATCGTAAGTTCTTTGAGAATAATACATACACTAAATTGCTGTGTATGACTGCTACTATTCCTGAAGAAGATGAGTACAAAGAATATTTATCTAATCTTGCCCCGGTAAGGTATCATATATCATTAGATAAGTGTGTGTCTTTAGGATTGGTGTCTCCTTATACTATTATCTGCATCCCTATTGAATTGCAAGAAGAAGAGCGTAAAGAGTATGTTAAAGCAAATAACATATTCATTCACGCTAAGTATCGTCTTGGACAATTTGATGCATTTGAGAATGCAAAAAGGATAATGGGAGGAGCTCCAGGAGACAAAGCTGCTGCTGCTATGTTCTACAACTCTATCAAATCTAGAAAGAATGTAGTTCAACATGCTCTTAACAAGATAGTTACAGCGCAGTCTTTGTTACAGAAACACCCTGATGATAAGGTCTTAGTATTTTCAGGAACCAATGAGTTCACAGATACTATGGCTGAGCAACTTAACGGAGAGAGCTATCACTCTGCAAAGGGGAAGAAAGAACGAGAAAGAGTCCTTGAGAGATTCAAATCTGGGGAAAACAAGATTCTCTGTTCTACAAAAGCTCTTAACCAAGGTTTCGATGTTCCTGATGCTTCTGTTGGGATTATTGCAGGATTAGATAGTAAAGCCCTCCCTATGATTCAACGAGTGGGGAGGCTTTTGCGTCTTAATAAGTCTAAGACTGGGACTATTTACGTACTGTACGTCAAAGAGTCTCAGGAAGAGAAATGGTTAAGATCATCAATTAGAAATCTTAGTAATATTGTCTGGTTATGACTATAGATATATCTACTGAGGTTCTTAAATCTCTTTGTATATCCCCTGATGAGTACGTATATTTGTACCTGATTTATCTACAGGAGTATGAAGAATTAGAGAGCTTAAATCTGAGTATATCTGAGGATAATCTGCAAACCAAAGGCTTGATTAAACTTGGGGCAGAAGGTCTAAAATCACATGTGGTTAGATACGGGTTTCAGAATTTACAAGAAACCTCTTTTGATCAGATGTGGAGTGACCTTCTGTCCCATTTTCCTATCAAGGTTACTACTCGTAACAATGGAGTCAGAGTTCTCAGATCAAAAGACCCTGAAGCGCAATCAAATCTAAAGGCAAAGAACAGGTATCAGAAAGTTGTTGGGAAAAGCCTAGCAAAACATACTGAGATTATAAAAGGCCTCAAGATAGAACTTGATATTCGCAGAAAGGGTGATCAGATGGAGTTCATGCAAAATCTTGATACGTGGATATATCAACACACATGGGAGAAATATGCAAGTTTAGATGGAGGAGAATCACAACCAAATCAAAGAATCACAAGACGACTTTGATGCATTTACTGGGCTAGTACATATCTCTAAGTCAGTAGATAAGTCTATCTCTTATGTAAAGGATTCTATGAATGGGAAACGTAAAGTTTACCCCACAAAATGGGGAAGACTGAATCGTAATCTCATGGGAGGGCTACAACCAGGAAAGATGTATGTAATTGCAGGTCGTCCTGGGGTTGGGAAATCAGCATTTAGTAATCAGCTGATTTTCGATTTACTAGACAAGAATAAAAATGAGTTGATTGTTTTGTATTGGAGCTTTGAAATGCCAGGAGATCAACAGATTCTTCGTGCAGGTTCAAAAGACACTAAGCTTCAAACATTTGAGTTGATGTCAGTTGAGGGGACATTAGATAATAACAAGTTTGATAATTATGTAAAGGCAGTAGATAAGTATCGTAACTACCCTATCTTCTTCTGTAATATCCCACAGGATATGGATAGAATACGAAAGGTAAATGAGAAAGTATTTCTCAAATACCCAACTAAGACTGTCATTAACTTAATTGACCACACACGACTAGTAATTGGGAGAGAAGATACTGAACTGCAGAAACTAAACACTCTATCAAAAGGATGTATGTGGTTACAAGCGAGAATGCAAACAATAACTGTATTGTTGTCACAGCTTAACCGTAACATCGAACAAGAGTTTCGTGCAAAACAGCAGTATCAGCCTCTATTAACTGATTTATTCGGAGGTGATTCTATCGGGCAAGATGCGCATGTAGTCATGATGCTTCAACGCCCATACGACTTGTATAATATCACTGATAGTTATTGTGGGGAAGATCCTATAGGACTATTGGCTTGCCACATTGAAAAGAATCGTGATGGATTATTAGGTTTGATCCCGTTTCAAACAGATCTATCGACATTTACGATAGAAGAACGCCCAGCTAAATAACAATCAAATACAAAAAACTATGGAACTCCCAACATCTATTGTTCCCGCAGCTAGAAAAAGCCCAAAGAACATAGTTATTTATGGTCCCCCAAAGATTGGGAAGACAACTATCTTATCTAAGCTTGATGGATGTTTAATCATCGATCTCGAAGATGGAAGTGATATGGTTAGTGCCTTAAAAGTAAAAGCAAATTCTCTCAACGAACTTAGTGAGATTGGGAAAGCTATCATGAAAGCGGGTAAACCGTATAAATATGTAGCTATCGATACAATCACACAACTTGAGGTGTGGGCTGAATCAGAAGCCAAAGAGTTGTATAGACAAACCCCTATGGGAAAGAACTTTGATTCTGACAACAAGGGCTTATCTGTACTCTCATTACCTCAAGGTGCAGGTTATTTATACTTGAGAATTGCTTACAAGAAGTGGTTGGATCGGTTGAATCAACTTGCTCCTCACATTATTCTCGTTGGACATCTGAAAGACAAGATGATCGAGAAGAAAGGGAAAGAGGTCTCAAGCAAGGATCTTGATTTGACTGGGAAAATCAGAAACATTACATGCGCAAATGCTGATGCAATTGGGTATGTATATCGTGAAAAAGAAGACCTCATGGTCTCCTTCGATTCAAAAGATGATCAAAATGCTGGTTCCCGCTGTGATCACTTAAAAGGTCAATCCGTAGCGTTTGACTGGGACAAAATCTTCATTGACTAAACACTCTTTTAAAACCTTTTGTTATGATTGACGCTCAAATCCAGAATGTTCCGCAAGTTGTGGAGCCTAAGAAGCAAGTAATCACGGTATCTCAAATCCTTTCTGACCTCGAAGCAGGATTGGATCGTAAGTCTATCCGTGAGAAATACAATCTCTCTGTAGAAGAAACAAAGCTTATCTTTCAGCACCCAAAGCTCGCAGGAAAGCGTGTTAAGCGCAGCAAAGCTATCAAGTTTACACTTATTGATGATACTGAACAACAAATTACTGATTCTCAGTCTGATGATACAGACCCTGAAGATGAGTCTGAAGAAGATACCACTCCTTGGGACTCTTACTCAGTGAACAGCTAAGAAATACTTAGTAGTTGATAATAACTAACAAACTAAAATAAACACATAATAATGGCTATTTCCGCAAATAATTCTGAAGACGAAGTCGTAGGAGGGATTAATCTGTTTTACGGAGTTGCAGCTATGCAAGTAGTTGCTATAAATCCTACTCTTGCAGAGCTTAATGAGCTTGGGGTCAACTCAAAGCGTGATCCCGAATACACGCTTGAACTGAATGAGGAGAAGTATCAGAAATTGAGTTTCTGGGTTAAGCACACTTCCCCTGACATCATCACTCGTGTTGAGATTCTCATGAAAGATACTCCTCGTGCAAGCAAGGATGGATCAAAGTTCATGTGGGTCAACAATCGTGGACAAATCACATGGAGTGACGAAGCTCCGTCTTCAAAGTATGAGTGGTTTAAATCTGAAGGTGAGCGTAAAGCTTACAGCGGAGAGGACACACTGCTGAACTTTGTAAAAGCTTGGGGTAACGTATCTTCTAATGGAGATTGCTACTTTGAGACCATTGACAAAATCGTTCAAGGTGATGTAACCGAGATCAAAAAGCTCGTTGAAGTTCTTAAGGACAACAAAGTCCGTGTTCTTCTCGGAGTAAAAGATGGGAAGTATCAGCAGGTCTACACAAAGCACTTTGGACGTTTAAAGCCGAAGCGTGATGATCTGTTTACAAAAGAGCTGAACTCTGACTATGGAGGATTTAACTCTGCATATCCTGCAGATTTGAGACTCTCTGGGTACTCAGAGAAGGTCATTGCTCCCTCAGAAAGCTTAGCTCCCGCAGTGAGCTCTGAGGACGATTGGTTGTAAGAGTTAAATTATGAGGAGGGGGGTTAGGGGCATACCCTTTCCCCCCTTTCTCATCTCATAATATAGCTATGGGAATACACTATAAAGACAGCAACGTAATACTACACTCTGACTATATACTGAGCTATTTAACTGAGTATGATATTTTTAGGAGATATTGTAGTAATTTTATTAAATTAGGGGCAAAGTTTCGAAGCGAACTTAGAAAAGATAATTCTCCGACTGTTAGCATAGTAGAATGGAACGGAAAATTACTTTATAAGGACTTTGGAAACCTTGAACACACCTTTAATTGCTTTAGCTATGTTGCTTATAAGTATGGAACAGACTTTGTTGGGGCTCTCAATATCGTTTATAGTGATTTTTCTAGTAGCTTTAATGGGAATGATTCTGTCGTGGCTGGTAGATTCAGTCATAGAGTGGGAGGAGAACTATCACGCAAGAAATCAGAAATAAAGGTTAGAGTTAGGAATTGGAATGACTCAGATAAAGATTTCTGGGTCAAATATCATATTTCTAAAAAAATACTGCATAAATTTGATGTCTTTCCCGTGGATTATTACTGGGTAAATGATTCAAGATTCAAAGCAGATACTTTAACCTATGCCTTCAAATTCGAAAATGGATTTAAATTGTATAGACCGTATGATCCTATTCATAAATGGTTTAGCAATGTTGATAGTCAAACTGTACAAGGGTATAGTCAACTTCCTGCAACTGGGGAAAATATATTTATTACAAGTTCCCTCAAGGACGTCATGTGCTTGGATGTGCTTAACATCCCATCCATTGCATTTCAATCAGAGATGCAGATGCCACGACAAGAGGTTTGCAGGGAGATACACGATCGCTACAATACAGTCTTTTTACTCTACGACAACGACTACACGTCGGAAGTAAATCCTGGGCAGTCTATGGCTAAAAAAATTATAGAAAAATATCCTGATTTTATAAATATTTGTATACCTTCACACTTTGAATCAAAAGACATTTCTGATTTAATCAAAAATAAAGGCTTAGAAGTGGGTAAATTATTCTTACAACAACAATGCGAGGCTCATATAAAACCAACATAGAAACTAAAAAACAGATAGATAAGATTCTGTTTAAGACAGTGCAAATGATGGCAAATGTTGGAATGAAAACCTCGTTAGATGTTGGGGATAGAAAAACAGCTAAAAAACTAGAGAAAGAGTGGCTTCAAGAAATAAAAGACTTAGATCCGGAAATGTACGAACTCCTAGTCCCAACCGTGGGAGAGTGAGGAATGCAAAGAAGCTAGAAGTAGATGGAATTAAGTTTAAAAGTCTTCTCGAAGCATTCTGTTATAGTAAACTCAAAGATGCAGGATTAAAATTTGGGTATGAAACTCAAAAGTTTGTCCTCATGGAAGGGTTCTATTATCCCGAAGAGTCATTCGAAGACAATGGGAAAACAGGATTCAATGATAAGCAGCCTTATAAAGTCAGAGATATTACATATACCCCAGACTTTGTCGATCCTAATGGGAGGTGGGTAATCGAATGTAAGGGGTACGCTAATGAACGATTCCCTATGAAGTGGAAGATGTTCAAAGAGCTACTAGTAAGAGACGGAAACCCTCCCAAACTATATGTCCCAAGGAATCAAAATCAGGTTCTAAAGACTATAGAGCTTATTCAAGCAATAAAGACCTCAACGTAAGTTGGGGTTTTTTGTTTTATACACCTAGCAATCTATCCAATGAGCATAAAGACTATTGGGAGCAACGTAACTTCTAACTCAAAGGGGTTAGAAAAGCGAATAAATAAAGGGGCAGAAAGATTAGTATTTGACATCTTACAATCTTCACAGTACTCTACCCCTATATCCTCTAGTGTCAGGGAGCTAACTACAAATGCTCTAGATTCACAGAGAGAAAAAGAGATGGCTATTGAGATTCTAACAGGGAATAAATCAATAGAGGATTACTATATTAAACGAGATGGGGAGCAATATCAGGACTCTAACTTTGACCCATCGTACTACAATCTAGAGTATTTAGACAACACTCAATCTGATGTAATTCTCAAATACCATGAGAATGAAGGAGTTGGGTTCTGTGATGAGTTTATAGTCGAAGACTATGGAGTTGGGATTGGGGGTAAGCGTCTTATTGGGATGTCTGAGCTTGGATATTCTACAAAGAGAAATACCTCTGAGAACTTTGGAGCATTCGGACTAGGAAGCAAAGTTGCTTTATCTACAGGAGTAGACTTCTATGTAGTAGAAAGTGCATATAATGGGAAGTATGTAAAGTTTCAATGCTTTGCATACAAGACTGTATTCACTATCTCTAAATGGGAGGCAGATGGGGAGATGAATCTTGAAGGGAATACGATTTACTACAAAAACTACTTAGGGAATAATTTCACTAGAGTATCTTTTGGGGTAAAAAGACATAATAGATCTGCATTTCAAGATGCAGTTTCTGATCAACTAACTTATGTGCAAGGAGTTAAGTTCTTTAT